GACAAGGGCAAAGAACCCGGCACAAATTGTCCCAGAGAGTGCGATTGCTGCTAGTGCTACTTCTTGTCCATTCATATCATTGCCTTATAGGTAACTAAACTCCGCAAATATTTCAGTGAGAGATTCGTTGCCGTTGATACCAGCAGATGTGGTCGCTCCGAGAGTGTACATGATGTAGGTAGATTGGGTGGTGACATTCTGTGGCTGCACCACCCCGGCGTAGCCAACCATAGTAACTGCCGCTGAGTTGTTTATTCTCACAGCAAACGGCGAGGCGTCACTTCCTGTTGCATTGGTGAGCCCTGTTAGTGCAGTTGCAGATATGTTGAAATATACACTCGTAGAACCGGTGACAAAGATTGCTCCAGTTTGCCAGCCCACGTCCCAACTCCCAACAGGGACATTCAAAGCCCAACTGTTGCTGTCGAATGCTCCGTACGTGGCGTTGCTTGTAACCGAGGTCCCAATCTTTCGCAGATTGTTTATTCGCCACTTGCTCTTAGTCGCAGGGAAACCATACGGTATTTTATGTGTTGAGTACGACACCGCACTCACACCACCCGATGTAGGAATAGCGTAACCTTCTGGTACTTGCACCGTAATAGTAGAGTTAGTAGAGAAGGCCGTCTTAGTAACAATGCCGAACTCAGTAGTACCATCTGTGAACTCTGTAACATTACCACCAGCAAACGGGCTGTCCGTAGCTGTAGCCACCGCACTTCCTTGAGCAGTTAGGTTGTTAGCAGTAGTAGTGTTGAGGTCGGTTATAGCGTTGCTCAGGGAGTAAGCAGAGACGATTGAGTGAGTTGAGATGAGTGAAGCGGTTAGTCCTTGCGACATCAGAGTTTTAACGTTAGCCTGGGTAATCTTAGCTGATGAGTAGAATACTTGAGCTAGTTTGCCATCGAAAGTATAGGTTACAAACGTGCCGTATGAACCAACTGCTAGATTTCCTGACTGGACTAAAGCGGTGGGGTTGGAACCACTTCGACTTACCGCAGCAGGGACATCTACGCCATCAATCATTACATAACTAGTTGTTGTTGTAGCTGTGAAAGCCGACATATCAAGCTGTGCCGCAATATGTACCCACTTATTTAAGGGGATAGACTGGTAGGAAAGAACCTGACTCCAGTTACTGTTGCCTGCATTGTAGCCCCGCATTATTACCCGCCCACTACCGTCTATACCGAAGAACCACCCATTGGCGGGAGTTGCGTCTGTTCGTCCTATAGCTATATGCTCACCCGCAGCAGGATAGCTTTCTAACTTGACCCACGCCCCGCATACAAAGTCATCAGTAAAGGTAGTACCTGCTGGAGAAGTCTTGTTGAAGTATTGTGAGGAGCCAGTTTCGAGGTCAGAACATTGAGTAGGAGCAGTTACGGTACGGGTCATTTTTAGACGCATACCGGGTGAAACTGTATCTGTTAGGTCGTTGGTGTTGAATACTAGGTCGTAAGAACGGTTGCCGTTATTGGTAACCGTGTCGGGTACATCACCTAAGGCCGCCCAGCCCTCTTCGGTGGCAGCACCAGATATTGTAAGGTTGGTAAAAGTACCAGTAGTTGCGGTGATTGAGGTAGCGGTAATGTCAGAGTGAGTACCGTCCTGGTCATGTTCAACCAGAATACCCTTAGTCATCATAGAGATGTGAGTAGCTGTTGCATAATCTACGACTGTTGCACCGGCAGCGTGAGTGGTGTTCGTGCCTGCCGTCCACTTAACTCCAGTAACCTGCACCCCAGATGTATCAATCGTTCCAGTGAAAGTCTGCTTAGAGGCGTTAGAGGGGTCGATAACAAATACGGCTACCTCACCATTAGAATAACCAGCTACGGAGTTTAGGCCGACTGTTGTGGCACCAGAAGATACGGAGCCAGAGGTTGTAGTCGTAAAACCATTTTCAGCTGAAGGGAAGTGGTTGGTTACAGATGCTACGCTAGTTGACATAACTTATCCTTTTTGTTTGAAGTGTTTTCATTTTTTGTATCCTACTTTTTTATTATAGCACTATCTACACTATACCAAACTTTCGTTTCCAGCGAATATCCATGGGCTTGCCCTTGGCGTTCAGCCCTCTAGCTCGGTACTCCTTTGACCGCTCCCTGGCTCTCCTATTAGTTCTAGCTCGGGCACAAGTACGGCAATATCGCCAGCCATTTTTATATACACCAGTATTATCTGGGGTAAACTCGTGCCCACTATCACAGGAGGTCTTTCGTATATTATTTGCAGTTGGTCCAACACCTCGAGCATTATTCTCCCACTGAGTTGTGACTTCCATGTGTTCTGGGTTTATACAAGGTGGGTTGTCGCATTTATGCCCTAGCACCATATTATCGGGTATCATCTCTCCCGTAACCAACTGGTAGTAGAGTCTGTGGGCTATCAACTGACGGACAACCCCGTTCTGCTTCAACGCTACTTTCCCATATCCGAACCTTGTTCGAGCCTTAGTCCACTCCCAGCAACCACTGGGGACTACTTTGTAACTATCTTCTATTCGTTCTCTTGTCATTAACATATAGCCAGGAGAGAACGGCAGGTCTTGGAACTTGTACGCTTTCCACTTCATACTACCAGTATACCACAACTGTCCAATGATGTGCTAGTTGAAAGGGACACGCCAAGAGCGTGGTACGCCAGCGTTTGTATTTGTTCCCCAGGTCTGAAGTGTACGAAGAACATAACCGGCGTCTAGGGTGTTAGTTACAATTCGCCACTGAATAGCGTTTAACTCTCGTCCCAAGCGGAAATATCTCTTAACAGATGATTCTGAGAAGGTGTCTATGGCGGTGGAGGTATCATCCCAGAGTGTTGTGTCCCACAAAAAGGTGTCCCAGCCAGTGTCAGTCAATTGAGAGGTAACGGTAGCTGTACCCTGGGAGCTGAATCCCCTAGACCGCTGAATACCAATTAGCTCTACCTGTATCTCGCCAGAAGGGTTGCTGAACTCAAATTCAGCTTGCTCTGTCCACTGGAACTCGAAACGGTTCTTAGTGGTAGGGTAGAGGCCTGTAATCAAGATGGACTCAAACGGTGCCCCATAATCACCCCTAATGTTGGAGCTAATCTCGGACAACTTGTAGTCGCCAGGCTTCACACATAGCAGACGAGGGGAGCCAGTAGTGTCGGTGTAACGCAAAAACTTCTTGAAGCCGATAGTGAAAGCGGTAGGCAGCCAGGCCTTGCGTTCAGTGTCGTAAACCATGGTCTGGTTATTCTCGTCAGAGCCAATAGGCACTGAGAAATAAACCTTGGCATCAAAGTAGGCAGAGGCAATCATCTCTTCGCCGTCAGTAGATATACGCTTCACATCTGGGCGGATATTGGCAGAGGCTTCGTCAGTAGACAGCAAGTTTAGGAACTGAGCCCGACTACCAAGGTTATAGAACGCCTGAGAGTTGTAGAACATATAGTCATTTAGCACGTTGATAACAGAACCAGGGCTAGGAGTTCCCCTAGAGCCAGGCAACTTGTAGGCACTCGGCACACTAATGGAGATGTCGCCAATCGTTAGGGTATCTATGCTCATCTGCAAGATACAACCCTGTCCATCAGCACTCTTGCACCAAATAGTAGCGTAAGGTGTACCCTTACCATCTCGGTAATCCTCTACCTTAACAGGCACGTATTTACCGCCTTCTTGCCAATCTAGGTAGCCACCATCATAGGCACTCGAGAAAGCTCCAGCATAGTTACCAGCCCCACTAAACCAGATGCGGTAGCGGTTATCAGTGTCTCTGACTCCATACATACGCCCACCTACGTTAGTTAGTTCAGCGACACTTGGGCCCTGAGAGGTGTTATCGGTAGGGGCCAGAGTAGAGGGAACAGGTATAGCGGTGCCATCATCTTTATAAGTAGCCCCCGACACGCTTGTAGAAGCTAGGTAAAAGTAGTCTACATCGTCCTCACTAATGTATATATCAGCCCTGGTCTGGGTGGCTACAAAGGCTGGAACGGTAATAGTGGCGAAGTTGTTGGTAGAGTCCCAGGTACCTCGGTCTAGTGAGGTCTGAACCACTAGAGAGGCTGTAGAGGCCACAGAGAAGCCGACAGTGTTGACTGCTGAGACTTTGTAGTAGTAGTTGAAGCCAGTGCCAGCTAGGCCCGTCTCAACGATTGAGGGGGCCGCAGGGGTGCCAAGAGAGGTGTAGGTTTGCAGGGTGGTCGAGCCATCGTAGCGGACTATATTATCGGTACCGTTAGTTAGGTACATATAACCACCGTTTTGGTTCATGTTCACGGTTAGGTCAGCCGTCATGGTCGCCCCAGTACACTCAGTCCAGGTAGAGCCATCATTAGTAGACCGCCACACCTTACCGTCATTAGTAACCGCTAATAAGTGAATAACCCCAGCAAAGTCAAAGTAATCAAACCCTAATATCTCGTTGGTGCCAGAGGGTGCCGTACCAAACCAATCCACTCCTGGTCGTGGCCCCGCCTGCCCCTGTTCATATAAGAAGATGTTGTCGGCCGTCTCCAAAGCATCTTTAGGCAGTAAGGACTTGTCTATAAGGGACACCACTCCACGCTTCTGACTGGTAAGAGTCAGGTAAGAAGGGGTTGGGAAGCTGGTTGGCAGGTTTTCATCTACAACTAAAGGCATTACGCACCTCCAAAGGGCCAGCCACCCCCACTACTTGCCCCAAACACACTACCAGAAGTATCAGTCATGGTTGGAGGGTTAGCCCAGCCCCCGGTGTTGTTATCCATCTGCATTTGCTTGAGACTGTTTTCAGCGTCAGCCTTGGCACTAGAGTAGTAGGGGTTGCGAGCCGCCCTAAACTGACTGGCTAACATGCGGTGGACAATGAAGTAGGGGTCGGCCATCTCTGTTGTAGAGGTCCCAGTAGTGAACTTAGCAGGCTCTTTGTAGTAAATATAGTCAATGTCGAGGCCGTTTAGTTCACTAGTAGGAGCAGGGTTGATGTGTAGGGTATAGCCAGGGTTGACGATTCTGTAGGTAGTAGAGGCGACTGTTTGGCTAGGGCTGACTGTTAGGCTAGTAGTGCTACCAAAGGCTGTAATAGTGGCCGTCTCACCACTGGCGTACTGTATCTGCATCCCCACCATAGCTGAGGTGAAGGTGGTGCCAGAACCAGTAACAGTAGTGGTACTCTGCGAGACAGTACCAGTTGAGTAGTAGTTCTGACCTCTGGTGAAGTAGCAGTATCGGGAGTCGTCAGCCTTAAACTGAGCTTCCTGGGGCTCAATAATGGGGTAGGTAGTCTTAGTGTTACCAGACGAGTCCAGCACCTTTACGAAGCCACCAGCCTCTCTAAAGTTACCAGGGGCTAGGTAGTTAACTGTGCTAGTAGTAATAGTTTGGTCGCCACCACCGTCTGTTTGTAGGGTAGTAAATAGTTCCCGCCAGTAGGTGCCATCGTAGTTCTGCCAGCGGTTTACGGCCTCGTTAGCGAGGGCCAGTCCAACAGTATATTCATCATCAGTAGAGGTCGGTATATCAGAGTCAGCCCGAAATTGGCTGTAGTATGCGTTAAATATTGCGTCAAAGTCCATGTTTGTTACCTATTTTTGTTTGTACTTTCATATTATCACACCTTACTCTTCTTGAGCGTTACCTTGGGTTTACTAGTGCCCTTTTTGGCTACCTTGGGTTTAGGAATATCCGCCACCCTTACATTCGGTTTAACTACCTTACCACCAGCATTTAAGTCTAGGGCGTATTTGTAGGGGTCACCAGCTGTTTTGTCTTTTCCACCCCCGCCAGAGCCATATCCGCCCCCACCACCAAGTGAGCGAGCAATACTCTTAATATCTTTCAGGGCGTCTGCATCTAGCTCTTCTCCCTCATAGCGAGCTCTTGCTCCAGCCTCGTTTAGTTGCCATAGGTTCTTTTCTAGCCAGTAGTCGGATAGCTCGGGGTGAGCTTTCATGTAGGCTTTACGAGCCCCTTTATCAGTGAGAGCGAAGTAGCCATCCTCGACTTTATCTAGTTTGGGGTCGCCTGGGAATCGGTCTAGCTGTGGCAGTCCCAGGAACGCCCTTTTAGCACGGTTATATTCTTCATTCTGGGCTAGGTAATCAGATACGTCTTTGTTCTGGTCGTAGAATTTAGCCTTAGCCGTTTTATCAGTTATTTTTGAGGCGGCCTCGAGTTTGTTAGAAACTACATCAGATATTTCTGGTTTTGGTATGCCGCTCGGGTCCACATCTTCAAATTCGGATACTTTCTTACCAGAAGCCTTCGCTTCAGTCTTCTCTTTTTCTTGTAAAACCTTGATTTCATCGAAGTAGTTTGAGTATTTGTCCTGAAATCCCTTGAGCCATGGCTGTTGCTTCTCTATCACGTCAGGCATAGCCTTGTCCCCGGGGTTGAACGATTTATTGGCCTGTAAAGATAGAACCACTTGACGTTGTTGAGGCGAGAGGTCAAATATTGGGTTGCCTGGTAGCCCTCTATCACGCTTTTTCTGGTCTACTCTGCGGTCTATTTCAAATGTGTCAGGGTCTTCTATATACACACCAGCCTTAACGCCGGCATCAACTATGGTCTTTTCATCTACCTGGTCGCCCAGGAAATTCTTGCGTGATGTGTGTATGGCCTCCCATCGCTTTATGGTGTTGCTGTCAAAGTCGCCACTTTCAAGCACCTCCTTAGTATCCCCATAGTGCTGCTGCCCAGATGTCTTGTTCTTATCTAGTAGGTCTGCGTTTACCTCAAATAGACGCCTGCTGAAGTCGCTCTTCATGGACCGTCCGCCTATATTAAAGTCGCTCTCATTCTTGCCAGTTAAGGGGTTGTCTCCTTTGACTTTGGCTACCGCATTATCCAGGGCATTAGTGCCATATAGCCCCAGGCTACCGAAGTTGTCTTTTATTACCTTATCTACCTGTATGGGTGAAACACCTAGTTGGTCGGCTATCCACTGAGACGAACCAGAAGTGTTCTCAAACGCCCTCTTGGTGGGGTCTTCTGTCCCCTCAATCATGTAGTCTGGTACGACCTGTGAACCAGTGTAGTAGTTCTTATTTGCCCCTAACTCATCGGGAGACCTCAACATTTGGGGCGTCAGGCTAGAGCGGAACTTACCAGCATCTTGTATGTTTATAGGCCCAGTGAACGCTCCAAGCATATCTTTGGTCATCTCCAGTATTGAATCTGTCGGTTGTCCACTAATAAAATACTCTGTTACCTCTCTTGCAGGGTCAGTTAGTTCTCGATAGCCTTGTGGTTTAGGAACTTTGACGATACCCTCCCAAGTGCCATCATCTCTTTGCTTGGCATTCGGGCCGATAAGTATGAAGTTATTCTCTTTCTCGTAGTCATCTATGGAGTCATATATCTCTCGACTGTTCTCGTTAATGAGCCCCGACATATTCAACATAGTCAGACCTACGGTTGGGGCAGCAACGAAACCGACTGACTTAATACTGGTAGCCAGTGGACGCTCTTTGAATGACCGAGCCACGTTCCTTGAGCCCTGTACCGAGGCGTTAAAGTAAGGGAATATAAGGTTCATAGCCCTAGTAAATGCACTACTTCTCCCGAAATCCACAGAGTTCTGCCTAGCAGCAAGTACGGCTTGTTTAATTGCCTCTTCTTGGTCCCCCGTCTTCGCCAGGGTTTTCTCATATATGCCCTTAAAGTTTTGGAATCGGGTAGCTTTTTCTGTAATGGAGTTAGCGTCTTCCAAGGTTCTAACTGGGGATATGACCATGTTCTTAGCTTTCCCTTTGCCACCCTGACTGACCTCTCTTAACATCTTTTTGGTGCTTTTGGCGTTACGAAGCTCGTCAAAGACGGTCTGGTCTCCAGCGAACTCCTCAAACTTTGCCCAAAGTGGGCTGTGAGACTCACCAGCAAAGTCTTTAGTTGCCGAACCTATACCTGCAATAATGTTCTGCGGGGCGTGAGTTGCAAGCACATCTTTACTATAAATAGCACTTGAAGCCTGGTCTCTTAGGTAGTTGGTGACTGTGAACGGGGCACTCAGAGCGGTTGTACCAGCCCTGAAAAGCCTAGATGGAGCTGACACGATTTTAGCGATTATTCCTAGCTGATAAGGGTTCACGTTATCCATTACTTCTTTAATCTCACCAGGAACCTCATAGATTTGTCGCTCCCCGTCTACTAGCCTAGATACAGTGTTTTTACTGACAGAGTTAGGAACGGGCTTAGCGAGTCCAAGCTCCTCTAATACATCTATGGTGTTACTAGCTGCGGTGTTGCGTTGTATCTCTAATTGTATTTGTTGGGTGCGGCTAAGAGCGGTTTTGGTTGGAGACAGAACGTCTCGCTTAGAACCTTTACGTTTCTGTGTAGCAGTTGTCGAGCCAATAGAACGTGCCCTAGAGCTACCGCCAGCGTTGCCTACTAACTCTTCCATATCTCTCTGAATCCGCACATAATCGTCGGAGACCAGGTACTCATCTAACTTTTGCTTACTAATAAGGCCACCATCGTACATATCTTGAGCCATCTTCTTGTAGTATTGATTGAGCGAAGCGAATCTTTCCCCAAACGCCCTGTCTCCAGCTTGTACGATAGCCTGGAGCTGCTCCGGGTCTCTGCTCACAGTAAGCCCTTCATAGTTATTTAACTCGGCTCTAGCGGCTACATAGGCGTCAAAGTCATCTAACTCTCGCTTGCTTAGACCACTAAGAGCACCCCTCAACTCTGGGCTGTTCTTTATCTTGGCGTTAGCAATAGAGGCACTAGCTCGTATGTTACCCGAGTCAAAGTACCATTGGTCAACTAGACCTGTCTGCCCAGTTTCTTTCTCTACTTTCTTTAGCATTGCTATCATCTGTGAGTCATCATCTACTATGCGTCCGAGCTCATTCTTAACCCGTTTTGCCTTACTGGTGTTGCCAAAGGGGTCGTTAGGGTCAATAGTAGTTCGCTTAAGGGTAACTGACAGCTTGCCCTCAGCGGGTTTAGTAGACTGGGCATGACTGAGTGCACCTTCCTTATCACCATAGTTAGCAATCCTACGAGTCATTTCGGCATCGGTTTCGACAATACCATCGTCAGCAAGCCTTTTCTTATAACCATCATAATCTTGCCTATCTAGGAACTGCCATTTACCATTTTCGTCTAACATTTCTGTCTCAATCGTCTTCTTGCCCGTACTTTTACTGGTCTTTATTGTTATTCTCTGAGGGGGTTCGTTCCCTGTTGGGTCACGTAGTTCATACTGCTCAGAAGTAGAGTAAGGATTATCTCTCTTGATAGGCGTTACTCCGTCGGCACCATTTGTCTTAGAGATTGGTGGCGTTGTCTTGGGTTGTCCCTGTAACTCGGCAATCCGATTCTCTTCAGACAGAGTTAGCCTACCGTCACGGGAAGAGTTAGCCCTCTTATAAATTGCAGCGATTTCTTGGTCTGGTTGTACGACTTTCTGCTTATCTGTTTTGAACCGAACACTTGGCTTGCTTTCAGGTGTCTCCACCGCTGGCTTAACAGCATCAGGTACATTAGACCGCCCACCACCACTCATAACAATAGGTGAGTCTGCTCCTGCTGTTGGGTTGGGGGTGCCCGCATCTACCTTAAAGGCTTCTGGGGTTTCTGGTACTCCTTGGTTGGCTCTTGCTTCTGGGGTTAGTTTCTCTAGTTTAGGGGCTTGTGCGTTGTAAAGGTCGGTTAGGGCTTTGTCTGGGTTTATATTTGCGTCTTTTATGAAATCCCACTCGTTATAAGTGGTGCCCATTCTTATTGAGCCGTCAGGGTTTTTGTCTATAAAGTTATTCTTCAGTATTTGGTCGGCATTTTCGCCACTAGCGAACAACTTATCGCCTTGCTTCGTAATAGTCACGCCCCCTCGAGTAAACTTTGTACCGTCGGGGACAGCTTGGAATATCCTAGGACCCGCTCCAACACCGTAACCACCATCCATAGCCCTCTTATTACTAGCCACAAACTCATCTGCACTATTGTATTTTTGAGCTTCAGCTCTCAACGCATCCTGCCCACCCCCACTATTTTCTGGTTGCTTAAAGGCTACTTTAGGCTTACCTGTATTAGTGGTAGCTTCTTGTAATGTGGTTGGTGTGGGCTTAGGGGGTTGGGATTGGGTGTAAAGGTCATCGGCAGCTTTGTTTAACTTATCCATTTGCGCTTTTTCAGACTTGGACATCATGTCAGTAATCTTCATAGATTGACCATTCTTTTGTGGCTGGTACTTGTCTATCATCTGGGTCATAAAGCTCTTGGCTTCGTCTTGTGCTTTGTTTATAGACTCATAGTCTACTGTCCTAGCCTCTTGCTTTAGGGATTCTAGGGGGTCTGGTTGTTTGAGAGTAACTTTAGGCTTGCCGCTATTAGCCTCTTGGACAATCTTTTTGACATTTTCTGGGTTCTTTTCTTTAGCTAAGTCTTCTAATACTTGTGCCTTTTTAGCGTCATCTACATTACTAATAACTTTCTCTAGGTCTGGGGTGGCGGCTACTACTTTAGCCACATCTTCTACATTGTTAGCTTGTGAGATAGCTTTGGCGGCCTTACCAGCATCATCTAGTCCACCAACTCCAGGTACGTTCATAGCCACACCAGCACCAAAGGCCACAGGGCCAAACTTAGCCAGGTCTTTTAATACAGGGGTATTGCCAACCATGTTTTGCAAGTCTTTTTCGGAAGTCTCTACGGGCTTATCGCCAAGTATAAACTTACCCACACCTGTTTTCTGGGCATTTCGTACTGCTCCGGCTAATTGTGAGGCGTTAGGAGAAACACCCGGGAATATAGGGACATTCTTTGTTACCTTGTTTTGTGCCAAGCTCTCAAGTATTCTGGCACCGCCTCTTGGTCCTACCTCTCTAATCAAATCAGCCCCCACGCCACCACCAGGCACTAGGTCCTCTACGATTGCTCTAGGGCGGGACAATTCTTTTAGTCTAGCTGACCTCTCTTCAGGAGCCATATTGGGGTCTCGGGCCACCTGATTAACGGCCTTGAATCTGTTTATAACCTGGTTCTGTGGAGTCAGGTTACTAATGCCCCTGCCGACATTCTCTAGGGTATCAACTGTTTTATTGAATACGTCTGATTTGGGCTGAGTCGGGTTAATCTGAGCTTGCTGGCGTAGTTGCTCTGTTGGGGCGGTAATGTCGGGCTGGGTAATGTTACCGAGGGGACTAGGACGCCTTTGCTGGGGCGGGCCTACGGTTGGTGGTTGGAACTGCTGGGGCCGCCCGTACTGGGTAGGAGCTGGTCGTTGCTGACGTTGCTGGTCGGCATAAAAGCGTGGCTGTCCAGCAGCTATACGTTTCTGTTGGTCTCGCTCGGTGTTTGCACTAAAGACATCTTCAATATCCCGTTTCCGGTCTCGGATGAATCTTCCAAGATTCAGGGCCATGAGCTACTCCTGTCTGGTTCTTGGTCTAGTAAAGATTGGTAGGTCGCTGGCGAACGGTCCGGCTCCCTGAGATTGCATAGGGGTTTGTTCGGTGAAGTTGAAGGCATCGGCACCTAAGTCGTAGCCAGCAGTTTCCATCTCGGAAGCTCGGGCTCGTCTAGCGTCAGCGTCAGCAGGACGGATTTTGGCTCGTTCGTCTCTAAGCATGGCGTCAAACTTGGATAGTTCGCCAAGGGCTCGGCCCCTAATAGCTTCTTTTTCTTGCTCGATAGCGATACGTCCTGGGAGGTCAGCACCAGCCATCTCAGCGTCAAGAGCGGCAAGTTTGCTACGGACATCATTGACGATGTTGTTCACGATGTTAGTCTTATTCTCTTCTAGGTGGCGGCTAAAGGTATTAGCTTGGCGTTCTAGGTCTTGCTGTTGCAGACCAATCTCTTGGTTCTGTTGTTCATACTGATTGCCGACATTACGCATTTCACGGCCACCAATATCTGCGTAGGCACGAGCGATGGCACCAGCGGCACTAGAGTCGGAGGCATTTTTGTTAGCAAGAGTTACTCCACCAGAGCGGATTCCCCGCCCGACCATTCCTCTAACACCGGCCACACCTTGTCGTTTAGCGAGTTCGTTACGGGTTCCAGCTAAGTCAATTTTAGCCTGCCCCCCACGATACTGGTCTAAGAAGTCAAGCACTGAACTGTTAGTCTGCCTAGCAGAACTGTCTATAGCTTCGTTAGCAGTATTGAGTACGTTGCTTTTTTGGGTATTAAAACCAGAGATTAAATTGTTGTAAGCGGCCTGTCCGCCATATTGAGCGTAGGGGTCTGGGGCTGGAGCCGCGGTTGCTCCTTGGTATGTGTTGTTTGCGGTTCCAACAGCATTAACAAGAGAGTTAGTCATCTCTGGGGATATGCTCCCGCTTGCAGCGGCTTGGTACAAAGCCTGTATGTTTGTGCCCATTCCCGGTAAGTCTGCCATATCTTTGTTTCCTATTTTTCTTTTTTATTAAACTACATTAAGGTACAACATCATATTACTGCTGTTTATGGTTTTCTGTCAACAACCTTGCTCCAATCCTTCTTAGGATGCTTGTTAAGTTCGACATATAGTTTGTAAATTTCATCTATCTTTTCGTCAGGGATTACTCTGATGGCTAGAACATCTGTGAATGCCTGTTGGTGGTCAGGGTGTATCTTCTTTATGTCGTATTTCATCCGATAATACTCCTGGCTTGTAGGTCGGCTATTAGTGTTCCGAGTACGTCAGCTAATTCATCGGTTGAGGTGCTGTTAGCGTCGTAACTCCTATCAACAGTTACGTTGGTTGGGGTGTAAACATCGGTGGGGTCGGCTATTTCATCTATGGCCGCCTGGACTGTGGTGGCGGCTAAACCTGACGCTGTGTTGGTATAACCGAGGGCATCAGCTTTGGTCTGAATAGCAGAGATATCAGCCCCAACACTAAGGTTGGCCTGTGAGGTAGGGTAGCCAGACATGTCAGCAACGACGTTCTGTATAAAGTAGCCAAAAATAACGCCATTGGTGCTCCTCAATGTATTGGCTTGAAGGGTATGGTTATCGTGTCCAGCAATAACCAATATGCAGGAAAACGCAGATGCAGTAGTTTCGAACGCTTCATAACCATTGTCAATCATCCGACCTGCTCCTTGGAGCAAGAATATACACTGCCCACCACCAGTGTTTAGAATGAACGGGTCGGTTGAGGAACCCCATATTTGAGACTGATTGGTTACTTTGAAAGTAAATCCACCAGCAGTCGTCCAGATAGGGTCAGTAGAGGTGCTTAGAAGACGCAAGCTTGATACTTCACCGAAAGTCCAGCTTGTAATTGTAACGCCTGTCGGAAATGTGAGAGTAAATCCACCGGAATCATAAGAAAGTCCGTTTCCAGCTAGTGTTACATAGTCTAAGTTGTAAGCCCCACTTGGGATAGTTTCGTTCTGCTCGATAATAATAGTTTTGGGGCCACCTTGTTTAGCTGTAGCGGTCATTAAATCAGCCCAGGAGTTAAACCTGTTGCCTGACTGACTACCTGATGAATTATAAACAAAGACTGAATAGGATTGTGGTTTTAATACAGTAGCTTGAGGCATTAGACGGCCACCCAGTAGATTATTTGATTTGCGACGGAGGCAATGGCATAGGGGATGTTAGCGTTAGTGACTTCTATGGTTAGCGTTTCACCAGCAGATAGTGGGAAGCCATCAGTTCCAGCCGTAGTCCCTGCGGTCACATCGGAGTTTCCAACATAGATTATCCCAGTATTAGTGATGTCAGCCTTTAGGGTTACGCCAAACTTACAAGCAAAGGAAGTCGTCGTTATTTGTTCGGCGGTTGTGTCTATGTCTCTGTTAGAGCCGTGGTCTAGGGTTGAGCTTACTGAGCTCAAGACATCTACATCACCAATATTATTGGTTCCGGCTGGAAGAGCTGGTAAGGAAGCAACATCGACATCTCCTATATTGTTGTTACCAGCAGGCAATGCTCCAACTACGTCTACTTGCATTTCTGAGCCTGAAATAGCGTTATCTAAAGTTTCCACAGCGGTTTTAACAGCGTCTAGCTGTGAGGTCATAAGTCTTAGTTTGGCCTGTATAGTTCCCGTGCTTCCTGCAGTGGCTGCGGCGTCTGAGGTTGCACCTCTAGAAGTATTCCCTGCTTCTACATCTGTTTCTATATCTTGTAATTCTGTGACAGTGTTTGAGGTGTTAGTTGCAATATTTCCGGTGTCAGTGTCAATAGTCCCTAGAAGCCCCTCTACGCCGTCTAGATGTCCAATAATGGCGTCTTGTTTGGCACTGGTAGCTAGCCCTGTTGTATTGATACTGATGTCCGGCATATCAGAGAAGTTGGTAATCTTGGCATTTACCCCCGCTTGCTTCATCCGTACACCGGTATCAATATCGTCTAACTTCTTTCCCAGTTGCTTATAGGCATCCAGTAGCGGTTTAGGGTCAAACTTCTCCGGTTTAGGGATAAGTTTCATCGACTCCTTAAAGGCCTTGGGCAGGTCGGTCTTTAGAACCTTCTCAACACCCTTCAGGTCAACGCTCACGGAGGGAGAGTCAACGCTGACCTGGGGAGCGTCCACCTTTACATTAGGTTTAACGTCTATGGCCTTAATAGAAGCCGCTAGAGCCTTTTCCAGCTTATTGACCGCTTCGACTACAGGTTTAGCATAATCGGGCGTCTCAGGGTCTTTCTTGTCCTTCAGGGCGGCCAAGGACTCTCGCATATCGGTTAGAAGTGCCCCCATCTCTTTAGTACTCTTGGTACTGTCCTTTTTCTGGTCGTCCATTAACATGATGACTTCTTGAGCCATCACAGCAATATCAGACAGACTTTGGAGCATCTGCTTGTTCTGGTTGAACTTCTCTATAGCTCGACGTTGCTCTTCGGTGGTCTTCATTGGGTCGAAACTCATCACGCCCACCTTAGCCAGTGTCTTAGGTTTTCAGCATCGTATAACTTACCGTCAATCTTGAAGGTTCCGGGAGGAACGGTACTGTCTTTAGTAGCGATTCCATTAACTTCCTCGCTCCAGTCTCTATCCACGTGCCACTCCACCACCACACCATTATCAAGTTTGGCCCGGCCACTATCTCTAGTACCCATTAGAGCAAAACCAGATTTTCTGGCGTCTTTCTGTTTTGCTTCTTCCATCTCAGTTATTTGCTGAGCAGAGTATTTTGATTTCATGGTTGTTACCTGAAATAATCTTACCAACTAAAAAAGCGACTGTAAATAGTCGCTTGATTAGCTAGAGATTATTAGTCGTCTAGTGAGGGTAGTTGGTCGGCAACCTTCCAGTTTGTTCCACTGTCTAAGCGGTCTTGATGAGTAACAACGTGTTGTACCTGTTCAACCACCTCTTCTTGCACTTCCTCTACTGCTATTTTTTTCTTAGCCATAGGTTCTCCTTGGTTTACTTTTACTTCTGCCTTACGGCGAATAAAGCATAGACCACAATTCTCTTCCGTGCCGTTCATAACTGGAAGCCAGTCGTGTTCATGCTCAATGTCGAGCCACGGATTACGCATTGGGTCTATGACTTTCTTTCGTCTAAACAATCCCATAATTTACTATTATAGCATGTTAGATGTGGTTCTTGTCACCACTAACACCAGGGCTACCGGCGGAAGTAGTTGTGTTCACGGCGACGACGCCACGGACACCTGAAGCCAAGATTGTCGCACCCCAAGACATAGCTGTACCAGTATCTACTGGGTCAGTTGTAGCGATGGAAGCGTTATCGAAAGTAGCACTACGGGACTCAACGGTTTGCTGAGTGTTGGAGTTCGTAGTAGCAGTAACTTGCTCGTGAGCCTTAGTACCAGCTGAGTATTCAGTACCTTCTGTAGCTGAGTTGTTGATAGCCAGTTTGAGGTTATCAAGACTAGCAGCTAAGTTGGCACCTAACAATACTTCATCTACTACGTTAGCTACTCCACCAGACAACTTGGTAGCCCCCCATGAGGCATTAGCACAAGTTTCAGTAGTAGAGTATTCGTTGGCACGTATACCAAAGTCTCTAGCTTCTACTATCTGTGAGTCGTTAGCGTTTGTAGTAGCCGTAACGAGCGGGTGTCGGACAGTACCAGTTGACCAGGTACTACCAACACCAGAGTTGTCTACAGCTGTTGGGTAGGCTGTACCACCCTGGTTAATAGCAAGTTTCAGGTTGTCAAATGAAGCTGCGGCGTTAGCACCAATAAGCACCTCATAACCCTGGGCAGGGCTAGATAGGGTTGTCTTAAATGTGTAAGTCACACCTTCAATGTTGACTGTTTCACCGTCACTGAATACATCTGTAGATGTCAGCGTACCGGTAGCTTTTACGCCTGTTAGGGCTGTTCTAAAGGTATAGGTTCGGTTGCCGATGGTGACTTGGTCACCACTGGCTAGGTCGCCCGTACCTGTTAAAACACCTGTACCAAGAGTTGCGGTGTATGTTGTACCGTTTTTCTCCATATACAGGACTTTTTGTTCTAGTTTAGAGTCATTTGGGTAGTTAGACGGAGTAATTCCGACTGCGTGAGCCCGAATGACTAATTCGTTTCGTGATGGCATTTTATTTGCCTTTCTTGTTTTATATACCGGTACTCGGACTAAAGTTGCTTTTCCCTGGTAGGCAGTTTTGACTGATGCCCAGCAGTACACCTATTACTAGGCGATTTCGTCAATCTCTTCCCAGGTCATTGACCAGATACCTGTTACGGCAGTGGTAATAGACGCTAGGTTAAGAGCACACCCTGGAGCAATACAGATGGAACCATCGAAGGTTACATTCAAGTTTGCTGGGGTAATTGAGGAGGCTGCGATAGGGGCTTGCAACGCGGCAACAACTACTGGAGCTGCTGGCAAAGTTACGCCTGAGGCGGCCAAACCTGCACCCGTACCAGCAACACCAAGGTTGGCTTTGCGGACGGTTAGGGCAGTAGTCTGCGTTACCGCAGTTGCTACTGGGTTGACGTTGGCCGATAGGACCAAGGGAGCGGCTCCTGCCGGTGCGGCAGAAACAGCAGCGTCAACTCGTAACAAGACCAAAGTCTTGCCGGAACCCGCTGGGTTTGTCAGCGTGAATCCCGTTTGTGTTGTAGAGAGAGCGATAGTCGTAGCTACACCTGCTTGGGTTGAAGCTGTGTAAATCTCTCGAGCACCGTCTCCTACATAGGTTTCTCTTTTAGACATAATATATGTCCTTTCTAAGTTAGTTTATGTTAAGGAGCGGTTGTGCGGGTCAATTCAATCAAGCTTGCAGCTCGTTCGACACCAACACCGTAAACAGTGTGAGCTAGAACTTTCCAAGCGATAGAGTCAACTGAGTACTCCATCTCAAACTTAATCTTCTGTTGGCGGGCTAGGGTGACAGCTGACTTGTGGAAGAACAGGTTTCGTCCGGTTGAGCTTGTAGGCACGTTACCAGAGTGGTAGATGTCCATTCCATATAGTGAGCCGACTAGTCCATCAGTACCGTCTACAGCCTTACCAGTTTTACCAGTTTGGTCGTAGGCAACGTACTTGTTGACACCTAGTAGGTCTTGCTTAGTGTAGTGTCCAACGATACCACGGCGTTCACTCTGAGGAGTGTTAGCGGCATCTAGGGCAGCAACAACAGCAAGAACATCTGCATCATCTACAGCAGCACCACCAGAGACAGTTGTACCAGCAGAGCCGTAAAGGGCGTGCAAGTCAGTGTCGATTTGGCGGGCTAGAGATTCAGCTAGGCGTACTTGGAAAGCACTCTTTAGGTCGTAGTTAGATTGAATCTTAGCGATGTCCTCAATCTTCATAGCAGCGTAGTAGTGCTTGTCGATGTTAATAGCGATTGGTGAGCCTTCTGGTGAGTCATAAGTGACATCAGTAGAGGCAGACTTAGCTCGGGCGTTGATTCCCGCAGTGAATGGAACACGGATTACGTCTCCACCACCAGATACTAGACCACTTCGGTCCTGTACCAGCTTCGCCATCTGTAGTTTAGCGTCAAAAGGTTGCTCAATTTCACGTGCCCACATCTCTTGGATGTACTGTGAAGTCTGGGCAATTGAACGAGTAACATTTGACCCAGTTGTTGGGTTAGCCATTGTTTTCTCTTTCTTTGTTAATGTTTTTTGTTATTGCGTGTGAGGCAACTATTTGTTACCAGTTAGGTAACTATTTCTTAGTCGCAAGTCCGGCTTTTTTAAGGACGGCTTGCAGTTCTTCATCGGTCATATCTTCAGGAGCTTTGTTTAGGTTCAGGCTTTTAGCTGAACTTCCGTCTGGGCGTAGGCCCGTCTGGGCGGCTTGCCTGGTGATATTTTTCACAGAACGCTGTTGTTCATCAGCCATTAAGGCCTTAGCAAACTCCATCTGAGCTTCTACGAAGTCTGGGTAACGTAAGCTAGGATTTTGAATCTGGTCAGGGATTCCCTCATCGGGGTTCCCGGCAGTGAAACCAATAGACTCTAGGTAGAGACTATTCATAGCATCTGCACGTACAGGGTCAAAGTCAGGAGAACTCTTGTCCAAGAAAGAATACTTAGATTCTACCTTGGGAGCGTCCATCTCTAGGCGATTACGGAACTGCATAGACTTGTTAAGGTCAACTGAGTACTGTCGGGTTGAAGCCGCGTATTGCTCTCGGTCAAACTCTAACTGTCTAATAACTTCGGGGTCGGCATCTAGTGCTTCACCGTAGTTCAGTGGGTTCTGTGCGGGTTGTAAAGGTTGCTGTTGAGCTTGTTCTCGCTTGGCAAGTATTTGTTGAATCCTTAGTTGTTCCCGGCGTGAAGGTGGCTTTTGCTCCTCAGTGGGTTGTTCTGCTTCCGGCTCTTCTTCGGTTACTTCAGGTTCTACTTGTTCAGGTTCTTCAGGCTCTTCTGGTGCCTCTGCTTGTTTTCCGTCAGAGGGCTTGTCTTCGCTATCAGCGGGGTCGGCTACCTCCTTTTCTGGTTCTTCGGGTTCAGTGCCGTCTATTTTGGCCTGTAACTCTTCGTCAGTTAGTTTGGTAACGTCTTCGTCTTGCATGATAGCTCCCTTTTATTTTGCGGACCACGGTTTCTTTTTGGTGCCTCGGTCGGCTGCACTCATTAGTTTTATTTTAACGGACCACGTATTTGTTTAACGCCTCGGTCGGCTGCGTTCCAGTCTGATAATACCCTTATGTCTGTATCTTAGTCAATATTGGCTTACCACTCTTATCTGTTCCTGTACAGATGAGGTCTGGGCTGACGTAATTCACTAATGGCCCCATAGGGGTGTCGGCCACTAGCTTGCCCGGACCTTCCATTCGCCAATTAGAAGTCTCCAGTTGTTGCAACTTCTCGCCAATATCGTCCTCGGTTCCATGAGATACGGTAGTGGGTGGGGGTAGATTCCTCTTGGTAAAGAAGTCGTGCTGAGGGTGATAGTATTTTTTACTTGAGTCGCTCATTTATAGCCTTCAATTCCTCGTCAGCGTTCTGGTACATATCTATTACCTGTTGTAGTTCGGCTATGACTACATTGGCAAGAGCCCAGTTGCGTGAAGCCTCGGCGGGGTTAAGCATGGCCGCTGGTGTCCCGTCAGGTAAGTATTGTTTGTAGAACTCAATCCTGGCCTCCATCTTCTCTCTTAGCTCTGCAAACTCCTTGGAGCGACTGTACTTAGCTTTTCGCTTCAGTTCGTTAATAGCCTCCTCTTGTTGTGCTACTGGGGCGGTTGGTAGTTCCGTACCCTGAATATCACCTATTAACCCTGATGTTGGCTCCATTTTGTCCTCCTAGACTTTGGTTATCTGTTCCGCTATACCAGCTATGTCGGGGTCGCTAAACGCTCCGCCCTTATTAGTAATCATAGTTGGTTGCGGTAGTTGTTGGGCTTGCTCTTGTTCCTTCTGTTGCATCTCCATCTGCATCTGTTGCATCTGTTCCTGCATTTGTTGTAATTGTTGCATCAGCTGTTGTTCTTGTGGGCTTGGGCCGTCTTTTGCGGTTACGAACTCGTCAGCCTCTTTAATGTCGGATAGGGCACCGAAAGCTGAAGCTATCCGGTCAGGGTGTAGTTCAAAGCGGGGGTCTTCCTTAAAGATGTTTTGGAACTTGCCCATGTTATCTATGAAGCGTTCTAGGTTCTGCAGTTGCTTCTCTTTGTTAATCTTCATGGTTGAGTTCGGGGTAACACTGAAGCGGTACTCAATACCTCTTAGTGACTCTGGCTTAACGGTTAGGTCGCCGCCCAAACCATCTTCTCCCATCTTAAAACCAGGCCCAAACAAGCCAAGTACATCTGATAGACCGGCCTTGTTAATCTCCTCTATATCTTCTGCGAACAGGCTGACTGGGATTGCCTCTGTGCCAATGTTGGCTACTAAGCTGAAGAATCCATCTGTTAGTTGCTCAATGGCTACTTCTAGGTGTCGGCGTTCTGCACCATCTCGGGTAGCTTCCTTAGCGGAGTACATCTCTACGGCCGCAGGGGTCTTTCCCTGGCTCGGGTTAAGAGACTCTGCTCCTGGGATTGAGGCGTTCTGGGTGCCGTACAGACTTAGTAGTGAGCCAGTAAGGTTAGACATAGCTCCCTGGTAAGTAGACAACCCAGCGGTGTTGGTAGGCATTGGGCGGATTGAGTTAGGGATAGTCTCAAATAGGACAGGGTTCGGGCTGGTAACGTCTAGGGTGTGCTTGAGAACACCGTTAGCATTGGCGATGATACCAGGGCTAAGGTTCCTTTTAAGTGAGGCGAAGTAAAAGTTAGTTAGACCGTCTCTGGCGAACTGGAGAGGCATAGCCCGCTGGAAGTCTCCAAGACCGTAGAAGCTGTCGAATAGGGGTTGGCTGTATTTAATTACGAAAGGTATGCGTCCGTTCTTGTGGGGGTTGGCAATCTTGCGTACCTCTATGCACCCGTGGTCGGGGGCGAATACACACCAGTTGCCGTCCATGCCAGACTCGTAACGAGTAGCCAGGCAGATACCCTTCTTGCTACCTTGTGGGGTGCGTTCACGCTCTACTAGGGTATCCTTGTCAACATCGTTGCCAGAAGTCTTATCGTCTGCGTCTACTAACAATTGTAGGGCTTCCTTGTTCCAGCCACCTTCTTTGAGGAAATCGTCACCTTTTTTAATGAGGTTCTTAACCCACTTCTTGGAGTACCAAGTCAGGGCAGTTACATAATCCATGTCATCTATGGAGACCTTGCCCTGTTGAGGGACTAGGTTACGGGGGTTCCACAGCCAGCAGTCGGGGCCAGTATAGCCAGTATTACTAGTAGTCCAGTCGTAGAACATCGGCATGTAACCGTAGACTGAGGAGTAAAGTTGCCAGAGGTTTAACTTCTCCATAAAGGGTCGTTGGGCGTTAGCGTTGGGGTAAATCCACTTCTGTCTAAGAATGTCCATAAAGGCGGCCTTACCCATATCAGCCTTACCAGCACTCTCGGTCTCGCCTTCTGGGGTTTTGGCGATTACTCGGTCAGCTCGTTCTTTAGCCAGGGTCATGGCGTAGGAGTCGGTTATCTTGGCGTTGTCTACGGTGCCACTAACTGAGTCGTACACCTTACCGAGTAGCATCGCCTCAAAAGGGTCGAAGCCGTTAATATAATCTTTATGTATGTCCCAATCAGACTCATAGTCCTTCTTATACTCCGCCACGTATTCGTCTGGGATATTTAGGTCTTCTTTTTTGTTAGCCATTTTTGGTTTCCTTGTTTGTGCTTAAATTGTACACTTTTTGTTATATTTTAGCCATTTTAGAGCAATCCGAAGGCATTTTCGTTCTTTTTTAACCATGTTTCGGGTAACTTCGTGTCTTTTGCCAAACCAAACTTTAGGTGTAGGAATAAGTATCTGATGGCGTCTGGGCCATGGTCGTCCTCTTTGACTGGAATATCACTAGGGTTACGCTCTGGTTTCTCCTCTGGGAAGCGGTAGGACTCCATCTCGTAGGTGAACTTCTTGCAAACGCTACTAACAAATAGGCTGGGCTTGGGTGGGCCAACTAGCTGTATCTTGGGCTTGAGCTTCTCAGTTACCAGGCCAATACCGATAGCGTACCCCTTGGCGTCGTTGGCCTTATTGACTCCCACGATAGGCATGGACTTACCCATAACTTCTATGGCGTCCCTGTTGGCGGAGTCAGCCACCGTTAGGACTACCCGCTTGTCACCAATGACGTTCTTAATTCGAGGCAGGACATCCTCTAAGGTTTCTTCCTTGCCGTAGACTTCATCTACCACATACCAGGTCTGGTCTTTGTCTACTCCTAGTAATAAGAAGGCGGTGGTGTGCCAACCAAAGTCAATCGCCCCGTAGTAAGTGAGGTCTTCGGGGATTTCGTCCGGTTTAATAATGTGGATTTTTCGGTCAAACACTGGGTATACCGCTCCTTGTACGCTCCTAAATTCTAACTCTACTTCCTGCATAAAGCTAGACAGGGTGCCTTTTCGGGTGGCCTCAGCCTTCTCCTCCTCAATAAACTCCTTCTTAACGAAAGGTGAGTCCCGCCAGGTAGCCTCCTGGTAGAACCAGCGAGGGTTATCCTTGGCGTCCTCCCTTAAATCATAGAAGTGGTTGTAGCCCCGAGGCGTACCCATGAATATCGCCCAGCCGTCAGTAGTGGTGAAGAAGTGCTTATAAACAGCGTCCCAGTGGTCGGGGTTCTGGGTGGCGTACTCGTCAAAGATAATGCCGTGACCCTTAAATCCACGGTGGGAGTCAGCTTGGTCTGAGCCTAAGAGCTGGATTGTGCTTCTGGGCTTGGTTTTGTCATGCTCTATAACAAGTTTCTCCCCCCAAGGGGTAGTAATATCCGCTCTGTCTACATACTGAAGTTCAATTAACAGGTCTTGTTCATTCTTCTTGAATATCAACTCCTTGGGTATGAGGGGGATGTACTGCCGCCAGACGACTTCGTGAGCCTGTTTGTAGGTCTGAAACACAATAAAGTACCGCCCTTGATTTAGAACGGCACTTATCCAGCTATGCTGGGTCGAGAAGTAGGTCTTCCCAGATTGACGGCCCCACATGAGGAGGCCACGCTTGTAGCCATCCTGCATAAAGGCCTTGTGGGCAAGAGCCTGCTTATGGTGAGCGACATATCCCATAGCTAGTTAGTCCTGTCAAGGTAGGCTGCGGCTTTTCTTAAGGTTTCTGGGCTATCAAAAAACTGCCCCAACCCCTTATTGCACCAATGGCAAAGCACTCCCCTAAACTTATTGGTTTTGTGACAGTGGTCTACGGGCATGGCGTGTAAATCCTCCATTTTTCCGCAGATAGCACAACCGCCACCCTGTTTAGCCAGTAACTTCTCGTAGTCCTCAAGAGTAATTCCATAATACCTTCTTAACTGTTGGTTTCGCCTGAAACGATAATATCGGTCTGGGTCTTCTGTTCGTAACTTTTCCCTCCAAGATTTTTGCCTGGCCGAATCTTGTCTTCCCTTACAAGTAGTACACGTTAAATTGTAGTACCTTACTCCGTGACCATTAAGACGGGTGCCATAATTTCTGTCGGGCAGTCTACATACCTTACAAAGTTTAGGCTTAGGATATTTGACATAGTTTTTTATGTGAGCTTTCACTACCTATATTATAGCACACACTTTTTATGAGCTTGATAGCCCATTTATGTCCTTAGTTTGGACTTCATCTGGTCAAAAGGAATAGTCTCTGGGTTTTCAGAACTAACCTCGTAGACAGACACCCTTTGGTTGCCGATGACTTCTTCTCGTAGGTTTTGAGGGGTTTGGGCTGGTTTGGGGTAGAACACATCGAGTAGCCAGTCTCTCATGCGAATAAACCGCATTTCATCTAAGAAAGCTCGCTCGTCTGACTCGTCTATATCCAATCCATTCTCCCTGGCTACTACAACAGCAGTTTCAGGGTCTTCAAAGAAAATCATCTGCTTGGGGCTGTAGCGTTTGTTGGTTGGTTCGTAAGTCTCTGGGTCATAGACAATGCGGACTAATTTAAGGGTGAACTGGGGCTGGACCTCTCGTACTCCGTCAATACGCTCGTAAGACTTAGTGGAGTGAACATCATACTCTAGCTCCCAGTTATCCTTGAAACCTAATCGTCTTAGCTGTGGCTTGCTCTCCATAAACTCGAATAGGCGAGGGATTGGGTCGGCGTAGTAATTCTTGTCCACCGTGTACTTAACGTGGGTGCCAACCATACCTCGGTTGTTAATCTGGGCACCACTCTGTTCTTGAGCTGGCTGTGCCTGCTGATTAAGTAGGGCTCGGCGTAGTTCTTCAATTTGTTTCTGTAGGTCGCCTATGTCCGGCTCATTAGTTGGGGTAGAATCTACCCGCTTCTCTGCCTCATCGTTACTTTTCTTAGCTTCTCGGGCGGCTTTCATCTTTGCTCCCCAAGCCTTCTTCTCTTCCTCAGTCATTTTCTTTTTTGGCATCTTCTTCTCCTTTTATTATTAGTTTTGCATCATTTTGCCAGGCACGAACAAAAAACTCCACGCTATGTTTAAGTTGAGCGGGAGGTAGTGATTTATCAAGCCAAGGCATACCATCTATATCTTTGCCGAGGCGGTCTACTAAAGCCAATAATTTATCTTCCATGTGGAATCTTTCTTATAAGTTGACTTTTTGTTTAAGAGTTTTTGTCTTTAACCGAACTATAGTCCTAAACGCTCAAGCTTGTCAAGCTACATAGGCCGACGGGTGCGGAACTCGGGGTAGTCTGGTTGCTGGATAGGCATAGCTGGCAAGCCTATGGGACTCCAGGCACCACTACGTCCTCTGGTTCTGGGAAGGGTGGCTGGGTCGCCTGTGTAGCCAGGGGCGTGGTAGTTGACTCCACCCTGACTATAAATGTTGGGCTGGACTTCAGGTTCGGCGGTTAAGCCTGGGATGATTTCTCTGGGGGCAGGACGGGGGGCGGTTATAGAGTAGGCTGGGGGTTGTCTGAACTCCTGGGGGCTAATATATATGGGCATGGGTTGTGCCTCTTTCTGTGGCTGGGCTTGAGCCCCTCGTCCACTTAATTCATCGAACTTCTTTTTGAACCAATCCATTTTTGTGTTCTCTTTTACAAGAAAATTGTATCACTAATAGACGTATGAGCCAATATGCCCCATCTTTATGGTGGGGTCGCACCAAACTTCAAATCCGGCTTCTCTAGCTTCCTTGCAGAAAACTATATCTTCAGTAGAGTGTAGGGTTTCGTCTTCGGTGGTGTGGAACCAGGGGAAGGGTAGTTTGTCGAATACTTCCATTTTAATCAGGGTGAGGCCTAGTCCTACCGCTGCACACTCGAATAACTCTTTGGGGAAATCCTCTTGTAAGACCATCCGGTATTCACCTGGCTTGTCGCCTGGGAACTTAATTGTTGAGTAGGACTTCTCTTGGTCGAGGTGGTTGCCTCGCTGCCGGTAGTTGACCCCTACGATGTCCTTGTCAGCTTCTAGGAGCTTCTGTAGGCCGTCTGGGGGGAATATCATGTCACAGTCTATGTTTAGCAGGTGGGTGGCTCCTATGCTCTTAGCGTCCCTTATGAGGTTGTTTAGGCCGTGGGGTTTGTAGCCACCTAGTTGGATTGAGTAGGCGGTGTTGATGCCTTGTTCACCAACCTTGCTGAACAGGTCGATTAGGGAGGTGACTGTCAGGGCTTGCATAGTCCCGCCACTACACATGCCTACTAGGACTATCGGTTCTTTTTTGGTCATAGTTTTTTCCTCTCAGGGCGTTTTCTGAGGATGACTTGTTTGCCTAGGTATAGAACATCATATAATTCGGCGAAACACTCCATAAAGGCGTCTATGGCTCCCTTACAGACGTTGGGGGCGTGGGCCATGCCTGCCCACAGGTAGTCATCAAAGATGATAACTCCGTGCGGTTTAAGGATTAGGTGGGCGAGGACTCCGTCTACCAGGCAGCCAGCGGCGGTGTGGTCGGCATCCACGTAGATGAAGTCAGCTGGCTCGGCAGTTTTCAGGTTCATCATCAGGGGTTTGTAGACATCCTCAGCCTTCCAAATATCCACACAATCTAACATTGAATCTGGGTGAGTAAAGACGTTCTCTTGTAGCCAGGAGGTGGCCCGCCCCTCAAAACAGCCCAACTCCACTCCTTTAATGGGTTTGCCTTTTAGGTCGGCTAGGGTGTCATCCCAGGCCACCGCATTCTGCACAAACCAATCATTCGTGTACTCTTTACCTTCTGGTTCTTTCATTTCTGCCCTTTCTTAGCTTTCTTAACTGTTATTTTAACGGGGTTGCCGTCCTTATCCTTAACTTCTAACCAGGCCTCCGGGGACCCCTCCAGCCTACCCTCTAATACTTCATAAAAGATATACTCTCCTATTCTGTCGTTTAAAGATTTAACCTGCCCCTTTTTCATTTACCACCATTATAGCACAACACATCCAGGAACCTTTTGTCTACTGGCAACATAGACACATAGCAAGATACTATCCCTAACGGTAATATATAGTATAAGATTTGATGTAACTTGAAGGGACAAGAGGTAGGGGGGTGGGTAAACAGAGGTGCTTATTCTGTACTTATTTTCTTATTTTTCTGTTTAAGGTAGTGGTGGCGGTACATGCAGGCTTGGCTACAGTAGATACGTGCCCTTGTCTCAGGGTAACGGTGTAGACTGTCGCAGGTGATACACTTCCACCACAGTTGGACGGTGCTTGGTATGCTGTACTTATAACTCATGTATTACTAACTATACCCTAGGCTTAACCTTGTAATCAACACACTATATGTAGCGTAGGCTAGTGATACCTGGCTTGGCTTACTACCCCACCTCTGTTAGCTATGTCGTAAAATGACTATTGTGCGACTAAGCTATTCCTCTTCTTCTAAGGTACTAGTAAGGTCTATGTTGAGGGTTATGCCTGTGGTCTGTACCTCTGTTCTTTGGGTGGCTCTGCCGTGTGTTCTGTCTAAAATATCCACTGCACTTCTTAGTCTTATATCATCCTTATCACTACTCATGAGCTCTACTATGGTCTCTTTTGCTTTACTTATATGCTCTTGTAGGTAGATTTGGGAGGCCGGTTTTTGTAATAACTTATAAGCATTGGTGCGGGCGGTTACATCACTAGCATCTGGGTGTACTACCTTATAAGCTTGGGTGGCGTTTTTGGCTTGTTGACCGGCGATGATGTCCAATACTTTCTTAGAATTGGCCTTGAGTCCGAAAGTTTGTCCTTGTTTTGGCATAGTACTTATATAATATCATGTCTGTTTAATTGGGAGGGTTGGGGCGGGTTCTGGTGGTGATATATGTCACATTATAGGCATGGCTCACCTCTGTTAGTGTGCTAGGTTGTGGATAAGTCTTTGTTAAAAGGTATTGACTAAGCTACGGTGCTTTGCTATGATGTATGCAGAGTTAAGAAATAAAACGCTTAACTAGCACGATTGACAACTAAGCGACCAGGGACACGAAAGCTAGTCATGTTTGAACTACCACCGCTGTCCCTCACTAGCTTAAACAATCATTAACAATCTGTACTGCTTATTAGTCAATTAAGAATGAAAGGGGCGCAAGCCATGACTTATAGCATTAAGCAAAATCACCCTATATTCAAGAGCGCCAGCACTGTAGTAATAGACGGCATAACATACACGCTACCAATAGCAACGTATAGCCAGCTAAAATACCTTGTTGAGCGACATATACAAGGGTATGAGCAGTTGGAAACACTAGAGCGCGAATTGAGCAGGATAGGATGAAGTATATTTGTCCTGATTGTGGGGATGAACATGATGAAGAACATCATCCCCCCTATTGTACAGACTGCATAACGGCTATAACAACATAAGCCAGTAGTAATTGACTGGCAAGTGGTACAGATAAATTAACAACTAAATAGTACTACTGGACAATTAAGGTAGACACAGAAGATAGCCAAGTGTGTCTTAAATGTAACAGGCAAGCTACTCATTGAGAAAGCTAATGACAAAATGCCTCGATTGTTCAAACTGGATTATGCAATTCTGGTAAACGTGAAAGAACGAACATCTTGCATAATTCAACTGGTAGCACGGCTTAGTAGTCACCGCCAAGCATTTATGCAATGGCCCGACAAAAACCCCACTACTAC